GCATATTGTATGGCCCATAATTATGTTTATGGCACCAAAATACAGTCTGGAATCATTCTAATGTGTACTAAAGATTTTCTGTTTCAGAAGTTTGAGGTGTCTGGACGTGAATTCGTACGCTATCAACACGCATTCTTGAAGAAAGTAGACCAATATCATAGAAATTGTAACCAGAATCCAAAGGGTCAAGATACAAAAAATGATCAAAAAGTATAGTAAATCATGGGCTAATTTCATTTGTATCCTTTGTATACCCCTTTCATAATAAAAACAAAAATAAAAAAAAATATTTTTAAAAAGTGGTTACAATTGGTACAAATTCTAGAATTGTTATATACCAACACTTATTCGCTCAAATTTGTATCCTAGAGCAGGATACAATTGGATACAAAAGATACAAAAGTATTGAAAAGCTAGTAATACCAACGATTTAAGGGACGCGCGCATATGATTTACATTTTTAAATTTAAAAATCATTGAGAGAGGTATATACAGTCCTTATGAAATCCAAAAAAAAATCTAGAAGAATAAACAGCTACGTAAAACCTAAGACAGTAAAGCAAGCACTACCATTTCCATATAAACGTGTGCGTATAGACTGGATTGATATCATCACTGAAGGCGGTTGGGGTAGTGAAGTCGAATTTAAAAATATGAAATTAGCTACACCTGTAAGTGAAGGTTGGTTGTTTAGTAAGGATGATGAGACTGTAAGAATTTTTGCAGGTTATGATGTAGAATCAGATGGTTCTATTCACTTTAGTGAACGTTCTGTTTTCCCGACTTCTTGTGTGAAGAAGATAACGAAGATTCATTAGTTATTTTTAATCTTTCTTGTTGTAAAGTTTTAAGTCTTTTAATTTCTTCTAATTTTTCTTCTTTGGCTAGGTCACTAAGGTTGCCATGTAAATGTGTTTCTACAAACTGTCCTGTTGCTTTACCTATTAACTGTTCGAATGCTGCCGCTTTATCTATCTTACCTGCATCTACTAATGCTTGAGACAATACCTGCTGCCTTCTTACATAATTATTTTTTGTAACTGTAAATGCTCTGTTTACTTCGTTAGATCTAGATTGTAGGTATCTTTGAATCTTTGGGTTCTGCATAAGACCAGCAGCTTCTTGAGTTGCATACTTTGGAGCATAGCCAGCAGCTATTGCTGCTTCAGTTCTTGTAGTCCTACCTTCATTCATAATTAAATACTCGCAGAATCTACGTTGCATTTCTGTTAGCTCAGTTGGATAGGCCGCCTTCTTTTTGACAATATCTTGACTCATGGTTGCAATATATAGATTTGTGGGATATATATCAAGACTTATGAAAGCGAAAGAATTAAGACAATATCTAGATAAGTTCCTAGTGTCACCAGCCGCACAAAATGCCAGAGTCCAATTACAAATGCCTAACGGAGAAAAACTTGACGTTTATGAAATTCAGTTGTTGGAAACTAGAATAATTGGTGATAGAGACACGCACATTTTAAATTTAAAAGGTGTTAAACTTGGTGGTACTTGGAAGATGCCAAAGATAGTTGGTAAGCTCTAGACCCAAGAGGTATACCAGGTGAGATTAGAAAAGGATTTGTGGCGTGAGCTTAAAAGAATTAAAAGTAAAATTAGTTGGACAAGACTGGAAAACCGTAGCTTATTGGGCACTCCCGATCTATTGGGTTATAATGATCTTGGCAGGTTTTTCACTGTTGAGCTGAAGTATACATCAGTAAACAAAATTCGTTTTTCACCCCACCAAATTAGCTTTCACGTAAAGCATAATTTAAATACATTTATTCTTGTTGCTTGTTCCCCGGATAAGGGGAAGGTATGCTTGTACCCTGGTCATCAGATCCTGGAGCTTGTGGACTCTGGCTTGAAGCTTGTGCCTTTGAGGGAAGGCTTGGAACCTTCGGTTCGTTTGCTTGAGAGCTTGGACGCTTGAGAGCTTGAGCTCTGATCTTACGCAGCTCAGCATAATATTTAGGATGTCTCCAGATATGAGTCATGCAGTTTAGAATGGTTCTAATGTTTGCCGTAGCTAATATTAGGCGTCGACCTGTCCCAACATTGTCGACAATCTCCACACTTGCCCCCCTGCTTGGGAGCCGGGCAGCTGGCGCCGCCCGTGCTTGTTACAGTGGAAGTCCACGGCCAGAATTTAACTGGTCCCTGGTCCACCATGTGAGAACTCATCCGAATAATTAAATTTTTTGGAACTGTCCCGGGTTCAAGATCTTTTAAAAATTGCGCTTCTCTAGTTGGCATCCAGTGCATAGTGCCAGGCGTTTGTTTACATACTTCAAAAATCTTTTGAAGATGCTCCATGCTTTGGATATCTCCGGCGTCATGCCATCTAAACCAGCGCTGGTTTTTAATTTGTGTAACCATCGCAGTGATCCAGGTTTTATTTTTTAATTTTTTTAATCTTACATATTGAGCAGCTTTAATTGCTTTATATCTTGTATAGTTACCCTTGAGCGCGTAACAGGAAGCGCAAACGCTGCCTTTAATTTTTCGGAGCTTGCTCCCGGTTTTACACTCCCAGGCCGGCAGACTATAAGACAGGCCCGGCATCTTGCTTGTTCGAGTCAGTGACCCGGTTAACTTTTTTGCTTGTTTTACTTTCATAATGTTCTCACTTTCTAAAATCCCATAATATACCAGCTTGTGGGCTTGTCAACTAAAAAATTCCAAAGCTTGCAATTTTTCGGGCGGGCCCACCCCAAAGCTTGAGATCTTGATCCCAGGTCCATTGCAAAGCCGTTCTCGTATCTTCCTTACTAAGCCACAATTACAATAGACCTGATCCCAGGTCCATTACACAAGATCCGCCGTCGCGTTCCGTCAAGCAATAGACCTGGGATCAGGTCCCGGCCCCCTACCATAGCGACGACCGGGATCAATACAGGTCCAATGGTTATCTCCCAGGACCTGTCTAATCCTACTTGCTTTTGTAGGTGCAAGTCCCCAGAATATTTTTAAGTTTTTTAATAGCGATAAATATACAAATGGCTATGCCTCCCACAATATCCTATTGACAGGGTTTGTCAAGTAGTATATAAATTTATTTTTAACAATTAAAAAGAAAGTGAGAAGTATGACAAAAAGCACAATGCAAAAATGGCAGCGAGACTGGTTCGTTAAAGAATTAGACCGAGACTATGATCCAATGATCCAGGCCGCACAATTAAAGATAAGATCGCTTGAAGCAGAAGCAGTGGAGGTTGCAGAAAAAAACCTGGCAGATGAGATAGGCGCAACACCCATTATTCAAGAGCTAGAACAAGCGATTGAAATTGTAAAAAACAAAATGAGTAAAGCGGCCAGGTTCTTTAGGACCTCCAAGGTAGCCAAGAAAAAAGAAATTAATTATAAATTTCAAGAAAAAGACTTTGGCTTAACTAGTTATGGAAATAAAATAACTCCGGAGGATTGCTGGGAGCAGATAAGAGACTGGGCCGGGGATCTTGCAAGAAAGCAGATTGAAAAAACTGCGGAAGGTAAAGCATTAAAGATATTAGAGGACAATAAAAGAGTATCTTTAAAAGATATAATGGAGGCCGGAAGCCCAGATAGTTTAAGAAATAAACTTGAAAGCAATCTTAAAAAAGATGGCTTGCACTGGATCAAGGACCAGAAAGCGCTACCACCAGTAGAAAAAACAACTGTAAATTAACACTTGACTTTAATATGGGATAATGGTATTATTATCCCATATTAACAATTAACATAGAAAGCAATAATATGAACACAACTAACGACGTAAGTAATAAAATGCAGAATGATATCAACAGGCAGTTGATTGATTATAACTCAAGTCAAAATGATTTGATCTTTAAAACAAGATCAAGATTATTTAAACTAGAACATAACTTTAGACTATTAGTTTTAGCAATCGCAGTAGCAGGATCAGTGTTAGCACTGACTGGATTGGCGGTGATTAATGGTTAACGGTGAGAAGTTTGAAATATCTTATTATGCTAAAAAGCATGGCAAGTTTATCAACAGGCGTGGATCATGGGACGATAAGTGTAAGTATTGGTTTAGTAAATCATTGAAACCATTAATTACATACTTTGACATTGACGCCAATAACTATCGGACAGCCAGTGGATCTTACTGGATTAAGCGAGGCAGTGATGACTGATAAGGTTGATAGCGCAATCTATATCTATGATGTTGAGTTTAATAAGATTAAAACAATTAAACTTAAAACATTTTTAGGCAGAGTTAATCATACATTAAGGAATGAGAACCAGGTATACTTTGCATTAAAAGATGATGCGATAAAATGGAGGCGAGAATATAGCGATTAATACTTGACACAACATCTAGGGTCTAGGATAATCCTAGACCCTATGCACTAACTGCATGGCTCAAGGACCATGGGCGGGCCCACCCCGTTCCATAGAGGTACCACGGGAGGGCCCACCCCAGATTGCTTTTTAAAAAGTCAATACCCCCTAAATAACAAAAGGGATCCTAAGTCATACTAAAGTTGAAGATTTAGACGGTTATGGTATATCTTTTGAAAACATATTGAAGATATGCCAAAAGAAAAAATTTTAGAAAAAAAATATGAGGGTTTGACCTCAGAAGAAAGTGCTAAACTAATAGAGCTTGAACGCAGCGTAGCTTTAGATGAAGCTCGCCCAAATATTACAAAAAATTTTTTAAGTTTTGTTAAGTATGTTTGGCCAGAGTTTATAGAGGGGTCCCACCATAAAATTATTAATAAAAAATTTAACGATCTCGCTAATGGGAAAGTTAAACGTCTAATCATTAATATGCCGCCTAGACATACTAAGTCGGAGTTTGCCTCATACTTACTCCCGGCATGGATGATTGGTAAGAATCCAAAATTAAAAATAATTCAAGCGACACACACAGCAGATCTTGCAATTGACTTTGGACGTAAGACTAAGAACTTAGTTGATGAAGAGAAGTACAGAGAACTGTTTGACACTAGACTACAAGAAGATAGTCAGGCAGCAGGGAAATGGAAAACAGAACAAGGTGGAGAATACTTTGCAGCTGGTGTTGGTGGAGCAATCACAGGTCGTGGTGCTGATCTATTAATTATTGATGATCCACACAAGGAACAAGATGTACGTGCAGATGGTAAATCTTTTGAGAAAGCTTTAAATTGGTACACAGCAGGACCACGTCAGCGTTTACAACCTGGTGGTGCTATTGTAATTGTAATGACCCGTTGGTCTACTAAAGACATAACAGGTCAATTATTAAAAGCTCAATCTGAAGAAGGAAGTGATCAATGGGAAGTTGTAGAACTTCCAGCAATCCTACCTACAGGAAAACCTGTATGGCCAGAATTCTGGACATCTGAAGAATTACTTAAAACAAAAGCCTCGATCCCTGTTTCAAACTGGTTGGCCCAATATATGCAAAACCCGACTGCAGAAGAAGGGGCAATCTTAAAAAGAGAATGGTGGCGTGACTGGACAGCTAAGTATCCACCACCTTTAGATTACATTGTACAATCTTACGATACCGCCTTTACTAAAAAAACTACCGCTGACTTTTCAGCTATAACCACGTGGGGAGTCTTTACGACCGAGGACCAGGGACAAAGCATAATCTTACTTAATGCATTTAAAGATAGATATGATTTTCCAGAACTCCGGCGTGTGGCACTAGAAGAATATAGAGATTGGAATCCTGACATGGTAATTATTGAGGCGAAAGCTACAGGACTGCCGCTGACTCATGAGTTGAGGCAAATGGATATACCGGTTATTAACTTTACACCGTCAAAAGGAAATGATAAGCATACAAGATTAAACGCCGTTGCCCCACTTTTTGAAAGTGGCAAAATATGGGCTCCTATGCATGAACATTTTGCACAGGAAGTTGTGGAGGAATGTGCAGCTTTTCCATTTGGCGAATATGATGACTATGTCGATAGTACGACACAAGCCATTATGAGAATTAGACAGGGTGGTTTGGTTCGACATCCTGAAGATTACCAAGAAGAGCCACTTGTAAGGGGACATGTAAAGTATTATGGCTAAAAAAATTATTATCGATGAAATTTTAAAAGTATTCTCTCGATTAGGGGGTAACACTTCCGATGTCCTTGGTACCCGAACCAATGTAAATTTCTTAGGTGTAGGGGACAACATAGAACCTTTCTTAGACAAAAATTTAAACACAGAAGCTCTTGGAGTCTTATCGCAAAGTAAAGCAATCGATGAAGCTAAGAACGCTGTCGGTTTCGCGGTTAGCGATAAACTAAACGATATTCAAGCAGGCAATCTTTTATCTAACTTAAAAAAAATGGAAGAGTTTTACATACCTCCTGCAGGTCCAGCAAATATTACGGACATGGCAACAGGGACCAGGAACTTAGATGCAGAAGGTTTAGCATCTTTAAGAGTAAATCCTAAAATTAAAAGCGAAGAAATTGATAGTATGACGGATAACATGCCTTTCGTTAAAATGCCTAATGAACCAATAGATTTTTCTGCAGCACAAATTAAACCAGTTGTTAGAGGTGATGTTAAAATAGATGACTTTAAAAAAATTCAAACTGATCTAGATCTACCACCACCAGGTTCACGTGGCGGGCCCGATGATATTGCAGCACCATTTCAAGATGCTGAAACAACAATTGCTAATTTAGAAAAACAAGACTCTGGTTTAGCAGCACAATTTAAATTGATGACATCAAACAGAGGTGATATACCAGCTAAACGAACATCATCTAGAGAATTTTTATTAGAAGCTTTAAAAAAAGAAAACCCTAATCAAACAACGTTTGCAGACGTAATATCTGAAACAGATGTTAAGTATATTACTGAAGGCGGTGGTGGACTTGCAGGCGACCCTATTGTACTTGTTGAGAAATACTTTGGTCCGAGAATTGCAGAGATGATCCCACCTGGTGCGAGTTCAGAAGAGATTGCAATCTTCACACAAAGAGTTTTAGACAATGTCGTAGATGCAAATGGTTTACGTCCAACTGATTTTAGGTTTGATAATTCCACTGCAAGATTTATTGATGAAGTTCAAGATTTTGCAAAAGGCGGACTAGCTAAGATCCTGGAGATCTAATGGCTGAGAGATATAGATTTCCATTCGGCAATACAGTAGGTGTTCAAGAAAATTTAATTTCAATAAATGAAGAGGCCACTAAAGTTCAAAGACAAAGAATAGATAGATTTAAATTTTTAGTTAGAGAACAGGGTTTAAATCCTAATGAAGCTAAAAAAATAGTTATAGAAGAATTTAAATTAAATAGAAATCCAAAAGCCGGAACTCCTAAATGGATGAGCAAAGGTAAAACAGAATTAATTGCAGAAGGTTTTGATTATCAAGCTAGTGCAAGAGGTCCTAAAAATGTAGGAGGTGTAGAAAAAGCTGCACAAAGAAGAAAACAAGTTATTGGAGAAGGCTCAAAATTTGAAGAAAGAATTAAACGAACAAAACAAAAAACTGGTTTAGGAAAAGTTTATGAAATTGCACACACAGCAAATATTTTTCAAGCTAAAAAATTAGGTATCGATTATCCAATTGATGCGTTAGCTATACAAACTCAAGATGTAAATAATAGAGTGGCCGAAGTTTTAAATGATGAATTAAAACCTTTGTATAGAAAACAATTAAAGTTGTTTAACAAGATGAAGAGAAAAAACACTCCAGCTTTAGCAAAACAAATGGATAAAATTAATTTTCAAATAGGAGAGTTAGTTGCAACAGGTGGGAGTCAAGGAGATGCTGCAGCAAATGTTTTAAAACCAATTATTGTTGATCCAGATACTGTTAAAGGTAAAATTTTAGATTTAGGTTTTGATACTTCAACAGAAGTTATGACTTCTCCAGGAGCGACTACAAAAGCAACTGCTGCTGGATCTGTTGATGATATAATGGCTAGAGCAAATGTTGAATCTGTTTTAAGAAATAACTTAGTTAAAGCCGCTGAAACAAATGAAGGAGGTGTCTGTAATATTTTTAGAGCTGAAGGTGGAAGAATTGGTTTTGCTGTAGGAAGTAATTGTGCAAGACAAATGGAATTTGCTTTTGATAGTGATCCTATAAAAACTACAGAACAGGTAAATAAAATAAAAACAATTCCTGAAAGTATTAAAAATGCGGGTTCGGGTTTTTTAAACTTTGTAAAACGTGGCGGTAAGTTCGGTGCCTTAGCCGCGGTTGGTGCTGGTGCAGCTGCAATTGTAAAACCATATATGAATGATGACGTATCAACTTATTTGTCTGACGAAGGACAACAAAAGAATATGTTAAAGTCCATGATCCTCGATCCCATAACCAAACCAGATGAAAAAATTACTGAGGATGAAGTAAACGTATTTGATAAAGCATACTTACCGACTCTAGGTGCAGTGACTGCAGCAGGTGCAGTGCCAGGTGGTAAAAGATTATTTGATGTTAAAAAAAGAATGGGTGCTGGTAATATTAGATCAGCTCTGAGTCCAATAGGAGGTGTACTTGGAAAAGGATTAGCTGCAACAGGAACACCGCTTGGAATCGCTGCATTAGAACCATTGTATATTGCTTCACAAGTTGCTGAAGGAGATTCATTAGGTGAGATCGCAACTAACCCATTAAATTATTTAGCTCCAGCTTTTATGGGTGGACTATCTAAAGAAGCAACACGTTTTGCTAGCCCACTGGCTTCTAAGGTTATGAGACTGGGTGTGAGTCCTGCTGCTTTAAAAACTGTGTCTAGAAGATTTGGTTTACCAGGTCTTGCATTATCTAGTGGTGTTAGTGCTTATGAAATGTTTAGAAACAAAAGAGAAGGAAGAGGGTTATTTGATGACGGGTAAAAATAAAAATCTTGTGATAAATATGCAACACGTTAAATTTAAAGCAATACCTCCTTTAAAAGGACCGGACCCACAGGGGTTGAATGTTCCCATAAAACAAGTTACAACAATAAAGAACTCGGAGAATATAAATGGCAGATATAGACAAAGCCCTACCAAACGTAGAGACTGAAATTAAAGTACCTAGCGAAGAAGAAATCGCAATTGAAAAATCACAGACTACCGAAGAAGCAGTTGGTCCTGATGATATAGAAGTAACTACAGAAGAAGATGGTAGTGCAGTAGTTAATTTTGATCCTGAAGCAGTTAATCAACCTGGGACAGAAGCTCACTTTGATAACTTAGCAGAATTATTACCAGAAGATGTTTTAGGTAAATTAGGTTCAGATCTTGCAGCAAATTACAATCAATATAAAAATTCAAGAAAAGATTGGGAAGATAGTTACACAAAAGGTTTAGATCTTTTAGGATTTAAATACGAAAACCCAACACAACCTTTTCAAGGAGCAAGTGGTGCAACTCACCCAGTGCTTGCTGAAGCTGTTACACAATTTCAAGCACAAGCTTATAAAGAATTATTACCGGCTAATGGTCCTGTGCATACACAAATAATTGGACTTGCAGATAGAGCCAGAGAAGAACAATCAAACAGAGTTAAAGAATTCATGAACTATCAGCTCATGGATGTGATGAAGGAGTACGAACCCGAGTTCGATCAAATGCTTTTTTATCTCCCTCTTGCCGGCTCTGCGTTCAAGAAAGTTTATTACGATGAACTACTTGGCAGAGCCGTGTCTAAATTTGTACCGGCTGATGATTTAGTGGTACCATACACAGCAACATCTTTAGAAGATGCAGAGTCTGTTATTCACATGATTAAAATGTCTGAAAATGAATTAAGAAAAAAACAAGTTTCAGGTTTCTACATGGATATCGACCTAACACCAGGATACAATGAAGAAACAGAAGTACAGAAAAAAGAAAGAGAATTAGAAGGAGTTAAAAAAACTCAAGACGAAGATGTCTTTACAATTTTAGAAATACACACTGATTTAGATCTAGAAGGTTTTGAAGACAAAGACTCAGTAGGAGAGATGACAGGAATTAAACTTCCATACATCGTAACTCTTGAAATGGGAAGCAGACAAGTATTATCAATTAGAAGAAATTATCAAGCAGATGATCCGCAAAAACTTAAAATAGATTATTTTGTACATTTTAAATTTTTACCTGGAATGGGTTTTTATGGTTTCGGATTAATTCACATGATCGGTGGTTTGTCGAGAACGGCAACTACTGCACTAAGACAACTATTAGATGCCGGTACGTTAAGTAATTTACCAGCAGGATTTAAACAACGAGGAATACGAGTAAGAGACGAAGCGCAGGCAATCCAACCTGGAGAATTCAGAGATGTAGATGCACCTGGAGGAAGTATCAAAGATGCATTTATGCCATTACCATTTAAAGAACCTTCACCAACTT